CTCCGGCTGGCTTCTTGACTGCGCAAAAGATGCCGAACCTGGACTGGGTTCTAGCATTCCAAGGAGCATTCGAACAGGTGCCGAAGATCAAGGAAGTCGTCGTCAGGGAGATAATGTCCTGGGTTCTCAATTGGAATGGGGTGGGGGACAAGCAGAGATTAATAGCCGTGAACTGCAAATTATGGATGAATTTTGGATTCTCTCATGTCGGATTGATCACCAACCTGATTGCAGCATACAGGAATGAAATCGGGGAAATAGGGGATCTGATGGTAGAAGCAACGAGGTTCGTAGCGGAAAGAGAGAGTATAGCCACCAGAAAACCCGTTGAGCTCTTGTACGAGAAGTTGGTCAACAGTCAATCTGGGACGATGCTTGCCAAGAACTACCCGAATCTGTTCTGCTTGGCAGTTAATCTCCAGAAACGTGTGGATCCGAAGTTGGCCAACTACGCGACAACCGTGGGTACGTCGCCGTACGAGGAGATCTTTGTTGAGGTACTGACTAGAAACGGGAAACGCCTGCCTACAGCAGTTGCCGCACGCGGAGCAGGAATCTAAGTTGGCCGAGAGTAATGGCATTTTGATAAAAGCGGGACAACTATGATTTTGTATGCAACGAGGAAGTTCTTTACAGATGCGCAATTGGAACGATTGATTCTCAAGATCAGAGCATGCCGTGACACGTTGGCATTCCACAATAGGTGGGAACAATCTGCCCAAGCCTCTCGAGCGGCACGAAACCGGTGTCTGTCGATGGACGAGATAGATGCCATCAAGAAACGGCGAGATGCTATTGTACACAAGGATGGTTTTGCTGTGGCCCGAACTGTCAAGAACACGGAGCTCGACTCAGAACGTGCCACAATGCACATAAACGAGTTGATCAAGATTTATGATGAGGTAGACGCAATGATGCCGGAAGTATACCGTGCCTTAGCAGCTAATGAAGATCCTGCAGCAAGTAGTGACATCGAGAGCTGCGCTATCGCGTGGCATTATCATGCCCACAAGCTCGGCTGGGATACTGTCTGATATAGTTTTGTTTAAAATTCGATTATATACAAAGCGGGATCACCTACATATTCTCTAATGGGCAATGATCATAGCATCTGGAGAGCGGGAAATCAAGAGACACACACGAGCGCAGAAGGGTACGGTCACCGCTCATATGAGGACATGGCAGACGATGATACGTACTACGGCATTCAACTTTACTATAAGGCATGTCATCGCGAAGTGGTGTGCAGGTATGTGGCAATAACTCAAGAGCGACTGTGGCTAGACATACCAAAAGAGACTCAACAATCCGCTGCCCACAGTGTGCGAAGAGCGCAGCTTGCCTGGGCCAAGGCAGATAGTTACTTGATGTGGGCTGCCCGGCGGCTTGGGTCACACAGAGAGCTCGCACAAAGGTCACCCGGTGATAGGTGATGATAATAGTGAGAACACCATTATATAGAAAGCATGTTGACGACAATTCTTGATTATTGCACCTGGTTGTTGTCAGAGAGTACGGTCAATCAATCCGATAGGCCAACTCCAATGCGCCTTGTAAACCAATACGTAGCTGTTGGGAGTGCTCGATCACCAGTGGTCATAGGACGAGGAAAGTATGCTCGGGTCAATGATGAGATCATCGATGGACGACTAATACCAGGTGTCCCTCGGTACACTGATGAGTCTCTGCGAGCAAGGTACATACGTTCGCTTATCGCAGTGGAACAAGACGACGATGGGATTTACTTAGAATGTGACAGTCTTTGCCACAACTGGCATAGAGAGATCATGAATAGGGAAGCTGGGTACGAGATCTTCCACAGGGGTATGATCAAGGTGCTGTGCATGTTGACAACCGGCATTGTGGGAGACTGGAGGCGCGAACTGTCCCCGACAAATCACTCTTCTGTTAGTCAAGTCTGTGAGTTGATGAGACTCCATCACATGACGTTGTTCAGGGTTCCATCAAACGCTCCACGAGAGTACTCTAGCAGAGACATGATGACATTGGGAAGGCGGTTGTTTACGATACGGCATTCAGAAGAATACCTGGTGTTATCACAAGCCATATACACCATTGTTGAGCATCGGAATGTATACCTAGACAAGCTCGAGAAATTATCAGCACAACTGGCCAACATGGAAGATCAGGGAGAATCAGAAAAAAATGGATCAGAGCACAATACCATCATGGCCCATAATGAGACTCAAGGATCGGCTGTGTCGCGATCTAACACCCTATCCGAAGTCATCACACAAGCTTCTAGGATAATGGCTCAAAGCAAAACCACAACGCCACTCAGGCCGGCAGTAACCGTTTCATTTTCTGATGAACTGGCCAGGTCTGTGGCACGTCGAGCTGCAAGGGCTGGAACTAAACCTGACTCCACCACCTCGCCCAGACAAGTGATTGGATCCAATGTTGATGACGGCAAGTCCATCCGGCGCGTACCCGTGTATTTGAACCCTGAATTTGAATCGGCTCTCAGACGCCGTCGAGCTGCTCTGAAATGTGACAGTGATACAGATTGACAACATCCGATTTGAGACCACCATTTTAATCAAAGCGATGTTGTTTGACGAAGAGTTTGCCGCCAGAGACGAAAATCTTGGTGAGACCACCACGAGGACGTTCTTCTTCCCAGGGGGATTAGATGAGCCAATCACTGATACCTCGTTGCTATTTTACCAGTGGGCTCTTGCTGGAAAGGACTCCAAGCCGACACGATTAGCAAGTGGGACTCGCTGTGGGAAACAAATACGGTTCATCCAAGAATGCAAAGCTGAATTTCCCCGGTGTCCGATCAAGGTTGCAACTGAGACAGGCTGGGCAGAACTCGCAAATCAAATCTCGGAGCTTGCTGACTCGAGCCGGGCCTTACCTGCAATGCGGGCATCGGTCACCAGATGCAAGCAAGCTGTGGAATTGGTTCAAGGAACCCTCAGGTCGAGCCTAGAGATGCAATATGGGATACAACTCCCGACTGCCGCTCCAAGATCCCGCTATGAGAGTATATATTGTCGGGTTCACGACAAG